AATTGACGATCTCACCGGCCGGCGCGTCAGGGCCGAGGTCTACCACAAGGTTGACAAGAACGGCCGGCAGTGGGTGAACGTCGGCAAGTTCCTGCCGGTCGAGCAGCTTGAGCAGGAGCCCGCCGCGAGGCGGACGGCGCGGACGCCTGCCGCCAAGGTCAAGCAGGCATCGCCGGCGGTCGGGTCCGACGACATCCCATTTTGAAAGGAATCACATGGCCAAGTTCTTACGCGATTTCGAGACGACCGAGGAGGCCCGCAAGCGCCTCGCCAGCGAGGACCAGGCCGAGCCGCTGATGGTTGAGACCGACATCGGCTCGGTTCTTGAGGAGCCGGCACTGCCACCGCTGGTGATCAAGCCAGGCAGCCAACACGCGGCGGCTGCGTTCAAGGCTGGGCGCGAGGACGAGTACATCGACCGGATGCAAAGCCGCTACGGCGGCGAGTGGTGAGACAGACCGGCACGCCATTGCCGCAGGTGCTGCGTTTCACGGCACCATTGGCCGCCCAGCGGATGGGTGGCGAGTAGCCACCGCAGTCGCCGCCGACTCCACGGTAAAGCTACCGCCTGCCCCACGTCACGGGGCCAATACACGAAGGGATGAATGACATGAAACGCATTTGCAACCGCTGCAACACCAAGCGAAGCCCGCGAGTGACGCGGTGCTTGAGGTGTGGCAGCCCAGAGTTTCGCACTGAAGGGGAGAAGAAATGATTGCAGTATCTGGCCGATATGCGGCGTTCCTTGAATCGAAGCAGCAACTCGACGGCGACCACGGGTTTACGCCAGAGTTCCTGCCTGGCTGGCTCTTCGACTACCAGCGGCACCTCATCGAGTGGGCTTGCCGCAAGGGTCGCTCGGCGATCTTCGCCGACTGCGGCATGGGTAAGACGCCAATGCAGTTGGTGTGGGCTGAGAACATCCGCCAGCAAACAGGCAAGCCGGTGCTGATCGCGACCCCTCTCGCTGTCAGTTACCAAACAGTCGAAGAGGCCAAGCGGTTCGGTATCGACGCGGTGCGGTCGAGTGGCGGCAAGCCGGAAGCCGGCATCGTGGTCACGAACTACGAACGGCTGCACAACTTCGCACAGGGCGATTACGGCGGCATGGTCTGCGACGAGTCGAGCATCCTCAAGAACTTCGACGGCTCAACAAAGGCTCTCGTCACCGAGTTCATGCGTCTGATTCCGTATCGGCTGCTGTGCACTGCAACGGCCGCCCCAAACGACTACCACGAACTTGGTACGTCCAGCGAAGCCTTGGGCTATCTTGGCTATCAAGACATGCTCTCGCGGTTTTTCAAAGAGGATGTCATCAAGGACTACCTCGGCTGGGGCCGCAAAAGCTATCGCTTTCGCGGGCACGCCGAGGAACCATTCTGGCGGTGGGTTTGCTCGTGGGCGAGGGCGTGCCGCAAGCCGAGCGACCTCGGATTCGATGACGGAAAACTCGTCTTGCCGCCGCTCCGCGAACACGAGCACGTCGTGCATAGCAGCAAGACGCGGGCTGGGATGCTTTTCTCACTGCCGGCCGACACCCTGCAAGAGCAGCGCGAAGAGCGGCGAATCACGCTTGAGGACCGCTGCGAGGCGGCGGCTGGACTCGTGGCATCACACGCCGGTTCGTCCGTTGTGTGGTGCCATCTAAACGACGAGGCGGACCTACTGGAGAGGGTCATTCCAGACTGCCGTCAAGTAAGCGGGTCGCAGAGCGAAGACGAGAAAGAGGAGCTCTTGCTTGCGTTTCAGTCGGGACAACTAAAGCGGCTGGTTACCAAGCCGAAGATCGGTTGTTTCGGATTGAACTGGCAACACTGCCACAACGTCGTGACGTTCGCCTCCCACTCATGGGAGCAGTACTACCAGGCCGTGCGGCGGTGCTGGCGATTCGGTCAGACGCAGCCCGTAGATGTGCATGTCATTGCCACTGAGGGCGAAGTAGGTGTGCTCGCGAATCTGCGACGCAAGGCCAACGCCGCCGACCGCATGTTTGAGTCACTTGTTCGACACATGGGTAATGCCATGGCCGTTGATCATCGAAGGACGTTCCCCCACAACGAAAGGATTCCGTCATGGCTGTCAGCGACCAAGTAATCACAAACGAGTACGCGATTTACAACGGCGACTGCTGCGAGGTTCTCCAGAGCATCCCAGACGAGTCGGTACACCTCTCGATCTACTCGCCGCCGTTTGCGGCGGATGGGGCTGGGTGCCTGTACCACTACTCCAGTTCAGAGCGTGACCTGTCGAACTGCCGCAGTCACCAGGAGTTCTTTGACCACTATGCCTTCGTGGTGGGCGAGATCCACCGGGTGACGATGCCTGGCCGGCTGTCTGCCGTGCATTGCATGGACATTCCCAGGAAGACATCGCCTGGAGGGCTGGTCGATTTCCCGGGCGAAATCATCCGACTGCATGAGTCGCTCGGCTGGCGGTTCTGGTGCCGGCACTTTATCTGGAAGGAGCCGCTCGGCGTCCGCAATCGCACGATGGCGAAGGGGCTGGCTCACAAGCAGGTCGTGACTGACGCGAGCCTGTGCGACGTTGCCTCGGCGGATTGCCTGCTGCTTTTCCGCAAGGACGGCGACAACCCGGTTCCTGTTGCGAACCCGAACGGACTTCTGGAGTACGCGGGCGAGCGTGAGGTTCCCGCTGAGTTGCTCACGTATCGCGGGCACAAGGGCAAGCAGATCGAAAACCGCTACTCGCACTGGATTTGGCGGCAGTATGCGTCGGCTTTCTGGGACGACATCCGCCTTGAGAGAACGCTGCCGTATAAGCAGGCTCGAGAGGATGACGACGAGCGGCACATGCACCCGCTGCAGCTTGACGTGATTGAGCGAATCGTCCATCTGCGGAGCCTGCCCGGCGAGACGGTGCTCACGCCGTTCATGGGCGTCGGCAGCGAGGCTTACGGTGCCGTGCTCAACGGACGCAAGGCAATCGGCGTCGAGCTCAAGCCCGCTTACTACCGGCAGGCTGTGAAGAACTTGGAGGAAGCAGCCCAGGGACGGAAGGCCGAGGCCACCCTCTTCGACGCGGAGGCCGTGGCATGAGCGACTACTACGCAGACGACATCAGCACGCTGCCGCTGTTTCGCCGCACCGATCCGGTGACGAGCAAGGCCGCAGCCGCAAGCGTCAAGACGTTCCAGGGCGAGCACAACGCGGCAATCCTCGAGGCGCTGTCGCACGGGCCGGCAGGTGCGTCAGGCATTGCTGCTCGATGTGGGCTCAACGGGCACCAAGTCAACAAGCGGCTGCACGAGCTCGCCAAGGCGGGGCAGATCGTTGAGACGGGGCGGATCGTTACCAGTGCCAGCGGGCGGGGTGAGCGCGAATGGAGGTGCGTGTGATGGCTCAGAGTAGCGTGGCTGATCAACCTACATACTCAATTGACTTCGGTCGTGTCGTTGATTTCGGCAGTTGTTATGCGCAACTGGCTCTCACGATCGACGGTTCCGTTGGAATAAAGCTTACCCGTGAGCAGGATGACACGCTGACCGCGCGTGAAGCAGAGATGCTTGGGAAGTTTTTGATACAGCAGTCGAGGGCCATTCATGTTGACGCAATGCGAAGAAAGGATTGGTGCGGCAGGACGCTTCCTAGAGGCCTTGTTGTGTACTTGATTTCTGATGGAAACGGACTGTTCAAGATCGGAAAGGCTGCGGATGTATCAGTTCGCATGAGGCAACTTCAGACCGGCAACGGGCGCAGGCTTCAGTTGATTGCGTTTTGCATGTGCGTTGACGAGCAGGCGGCGTATCAACTTGAGTCGTCTGCTCACAGATCGCTCGCACGCAAGCGATCTGTTGGAGAGTGGTTTGAATGCCATCACGTTGATGCGTTGAACGCAATTTACGCTGCGAAGGCCGCAACTGGAGTTGGTGGTGCCGTTCGTGTTGCCAAAGGGTTTTTACAGGAGGCCACGGATGGCACAGCACAAGGTTGACATCTACATGCCGCTCTACGTCAGGGACTTCCTGACGAGCACGATTGGCTGGCCCGCCGAGGAGCGAGGGCATTACCTCACGCTTGCCGCCCTCGTGATAGGCACGGTGCCGCTTCGACGCAGCTGGGCGGAATTATCCACGCGCAAGGACGCACCCAATGCCCACCCATAAATCCGAATACCACCGCGAGCGCGAGCGTCGCGAGCAGATGACGCGCAAGCGTGTCCAAGAGGAGACCCGCACGGACGACGACGCCGAGTACGAGCAGTGCCTGATCGCGTACGCGGCCTACATCCAGGCGCTAGGCATGGTGGGGTTCATGAAGTTCAAGGAGTTTCAACGGGACTGGCTGAAGCAACGCGGCATCATGCAGGAGAGACGCTGTGGCCGTTGATTGGATCAAGATCCGACGAGGCATGAGGCAGTGGCCCAAGACCGTCGCGGTCGCCCGTCACCTGTCTGGCTCTAGGGAGTTCATGAACTGGTGGGCCGACCCCGTGCGTCACGCTTGCGTCACGAACGTCACGGAGATCGTCACGTTCGAAAACGTGACGCGCGTCACGGCGTGTGCGCTCACAGAGCTTTGGTTTGCCCTAAATGACGTTCTTGGCGAGGACTGCCATGTGCCATACATGGAGCTTTCCGACATTGACGACATCGTCGGTGTGCCTGGGTTTGGCGAGGCAATGCTGGAGGTTGGCTGGGTAGCCTTGCACGACGAAAAAGGGCTTGTTTTCCCGAACTTTTCGGAGCACAACACGCCAAACAAACTGCGTGCCGAGCCTAAGTCTGACGCCGACCGGGCGAGGGCATACCGTGAGCGGAGGAAGGATTCCGGGCGCGTCACGGCGCGTCACGAAACGTCACGCCCAGAAGAGAAGAGAAGAGAAGAGAAGATAAATACACCTGCTGCGCAGGTAGCTACGAGCGAACCGCCGAAGCGGCGGAAACGCTCGCAGCCCCACAACGCAGTCTCGTGGTCTGCTGACGCAGGGTGGCAGGGAATCACTGACGCTGACCGGCAGGAATGGCGCCAGGCGTACCCTGCGTGCGATTTA